TGTATACGTTACAGCATGGAACCCATCAAGTTCATCAAGACCGTGTATCACATCAACACTTATACGGATGGAAGTATCATGTATCCGGGGAAGACTCCGCCGGCTCTGTTGTTGAATTCTTCCTATTCACCTTCCTTTGCTGCAGGACTCCTGCAGATGCGATACATCTATTCCATGCCGGTAGAGCGAATCATCAAATACTTTGCCGATAATGGGTTTACGTTAAGGTGTCACGGCTCTAATAGCCAAACACCTGATAATCAGCCCTAAAATGGGGTTTTTCTACTGCGCCAAACCCCTAAAAATGGGCGAAATATGGTGCATTTTGGTAGGTTTAGGCGCAAAAATCAGCAAATTTTCAGCAAATTTTCAGTCTGGCTTATGGCAAAATCTCGTTTTCGCTTAGATGTTCGTAGGGCCTTGAAAGATGGTACGTACCCGGTGCAAATTATAGTAGGGCATGGCACTAACATCTATCTTGGTACTGGTGTCTATGCCTCGGTCGGTGAGTGGGATGCCCGGACACAACAATACATAGGCAAAGGGGCGCGGCGCATTAACGCCGCCCTCGTTTCTATGCTCGCAATGGTTACTAACCGCATCATGGAATTAAAAGAGACTGGGCAATGGCCGAAATTATCACGTAGGCAAATTAAACAAATGCTTACCGACTTGGAATTGGAAAAGCCCACCATTGATGTACCTACACTTAGTGACGTATTTTCGTCTATGTGTGAGGGGCGTGCTGATCGCACTAAGGGGATAACCAAAAGTGCATCGTTAAAGATACAGGCTTTTGGCTATGATCCGGCAAAGCTGCACTTTGAGCAAATAACGGCTACGTGGTTAGATGATTTCTACGTGTCGATGTCTGGACTATCCGTTAATACAAAAGCGGCATACATGAAAGCTATTAAGCGTGCGTTTAATTGGGCAATAGACCACGATATAACGACTAATGACCCTTTCAGGCACTACCGTATTAAGATAGAAGAAACTCGTATGAGGGATTTGCCAATAGAGAAAATGAGGCAATTAATAGACTTGCCATTACAGGGGCTTTATCCTGAATATCGTGATTTGTTCATGCTTACCTTTTACCTGATAGGCATTAATACGGTTGATCTTGCCGACTGCACGTTAGATAGCATCGTTAATGGTCGCTTGGAATACCGCCGACACAAAACAAATAAGCTATATAGCATTAAGATTGAGCCGGAAGCAATGAAGATAATAAACCGCTATAAGGGCAAAAAGCACCTTATACGCTGCTTTGATAGGTACAAAGACTATAAAGCCTTACAGGGTAGCGTTAATAACGCTCTGGCTAAAATAGGCCCTGCCCGGTTGGATGATAACGGTAACTTTGTTTTTACCGGAAATAACCGAAAAGTAATGCAACCTTTAGAAAAGGGACTATCTTTGTACTGGGCACGTTATTCCTGGGCTACGTATGCCGCCGACTTGGATATACCTAAAGACACTATTAGTGAGGCTTTGGGGCACTCCCACGGCGCAAAGGTTACAGGTGTGTATATAAAGTACAATAGGGATAAAGTGGATGCCGCAAACCGCAAAGTTATAGACTACGTATTGGGTAAAGCAAATCGCCCGGGCTAACCTCTCGGTCGGCTCCGGGCTTGCGCTATTCAGAAAACAGATTTTATTTTTTTCTTCGTAGATATAAGAATATAGCGTAAATAATCGCTGCTACGCAACACAAAAAGCCGATATGGTAAATTGTACGCTGATACCATTTTAAGGCTTTCACGCCTTGTTTCTGTGGCTCTCTGTTGGCTTGTTTGTTGTCTCGGCTCTGCACTCCATTTGCTTGCAGCTTATGGGTGTCGGTGCTGTCCTTGCTCTGGGTGATACTCTCGGCTTTCTTCTGGGCGGCTTTCTTGCCGTGTTGGTATGACTTAACGCCATCGGCTTTCAGGTTGCCCAAAGTGTCGATCGTGAGCGTACCGCCGTTATTGGCAAACTCGATATACCCCCAATCGCTAAAATACGTTAGCGTGGTCCGGTTGTCGGTTCTGATAGTACCTACGTGGATGCTATCGGTTGCTAACTTGGTGGTGTCGGTTTCCTCTCTTGTGGTTGTGGATGATTCCGATACCGCCTTTTTGGTAGTCTTGCAGCCTATCAGCCCAAACAGGGCTAACAGGCACATACAGATAGTTATAAACTTCTTCATCGGCTTATTACTTAATGTCTTTGTACTCTTTAGTAGCGTCGAACGATGGGCACGCCTTGGCTGCAAAGTCTCGGTGTCCGTGGATCGTGGCATTAGGGTAACGGTGCTTTAACTCTGTAAGCAACTTTACCAAAGCCGCCTTTTGCTGTGGTGTTCGGGTGTCCTTTTGTGTCTTACCATCGGATGCCAAACCACCCACATACACTACACCAATACTATTTGTGTTGTGCTTCAGGCAATGTGCCCCCACCTCGCTTTCTGGTCGGCCTGGTTCTACCGTTCCGTCCAAATCTACTACATGATGGTAGCCGATTCCGTTCCAACCTTTAGCCTTGTGCCATCGGTCAATGTCTGCCGCCTTAAAGTTCTTGCCCTCGGCGGTTGCCGTACAATGTACGATAATCTCATTAATCTTTCTCATATTAATAACCATTTTGTGGGTCACGCTTAACGCAACCCTTAATTACACACTTATAGCGTTGTAGGTCTAATTCTAACTGCGCCTTTTCCTTGTTGAGCTGCAAAATATCTAAATTCTGCTTTCTCACTAAATCGGTCTGCTCTGCAAATCTTTGCTCTTTGTCTTTGAGTTGGGTTTGCAAAAAGTCCATTGCCTCACGTAGCACGTTAAATTCTACGTTGTCGGCCTCGGCTTCCTCCTTTCGGCGGTTGGTCTTTCGATTCATTACATATTTAATCATTTCCCAACCGCCCAAAGCGGTAATAACCGATACTACTATTTCAATTATCTGCATGGTGCTCGATGCTGTTAAGTTCGTAAATTACTTTGCCGTCTCGCTGCTCGGTCACTACTACATACCTTGTAAGTAGCAATCTAAATAAGTCCATATCTAACCTATCGGATGATAGGGTAATGGGTGCTTTATCAGTAGTCGCCATTTCTAATTCTTTGCATTGTTTGATACCTCAATTTATGTTTGTTCTTAATTGCCAATACCTCGTAGTGCCCTTTGATATACACATATTCTTTAAATACGTGTGGCTCGATCATGTTAAGCACTTTACGTCGCATAGCATATTCGTTGGTATGCCGTAGCAAACCTAAATATGAGTTGATACTACATACTGCGTGTAATACCTGACGCTCGTTGTTAGCCTTGTTTAGCCGTCTGACCGCTGCGACAAAGTTTGTTATTGTTCTGTTACAGGTATAGACACGTCCAGGTTTGACTATTGACCCGGTAAACTCCACGCCTTTGCTGTAATGTTGCAAATAAAACTTCTTCTCATTCAGTCGTAAACCTAACTTGGCTAATAGCTCACGTATCTTAGGCATTAACGCCAATAGCTTTTCTTTGTCCTTATGGATGCAATAGAAGTCGTCCACATACCTGCCATGATGTTCTATACCCTCATTTTCGATAAACCAATCAAGCGTATTAAGTAAGAAGTTTGCGAATATCTGGGCAAACAGGTTGCCGATGGCTACGCCCTTACCCTCACCATTTGTAAATAGTGATTTGTTCTTATCCAACTTCTCCCAATAGCTCAAAGGGCTGTGCCGTTCACAATTCTTTTCAGGGCTGTGTAAAATAACGACACGGCAAAGGTAGCGCAAATCGTCTATGTCTTCGCCCTTGTAGTACCTGACTATAAAACGATCTACCATTTCAGACAATAACTTTTTGTCGATGCTCATAAAGAAACCTTTTAAGTCAAGTTTCATAATGTGGCAATCTTCCGTATAATTATTGCTGCACTGCCTTATATCTTCTTTCAGTGTATTAATACCATAAAGCTGCCCTTTGCCTTTCCTACAATTAAATGTACGCTCGCTAAATATTTCCTCAAATAGTGGCGTTAGGCGCAAAGCTATGTAGTGGTGTACGATTCTATCCTCAAAGGATGCTGCAAATACCTATCTGTATCTTGGGCGTGTTACGACAAAGCAAATAGACTTACCCGGTTGATACGTTCGGTTATTGATTCTATCACGCAAAGCAATCAAACGGCTTTCGTAGTCCATTTCGTAAACTACTGCACTTGCTGTTCGTCTTTTGCTATGACGGCAATCAAAGTAAGCATCTAAAAGCCACTCTGTCGTTACCATTGCATATTATCATTTGTCACGTTTCTGTCTTCTGTAAATAGTGCTGACACTGCCCTAACTCTGTTCGTGTTGCTGGCCTTAGTGTTCCAATTGTTCGTATTACCGTCGTTGAGGTTCAGATTCCATGCGTTGGTAGCACTGTTCTCGGTGGCCGCAATCTGTGGTTTATTATCTTGTTCTTAGCCGTAAATGACGGCATAAACCCCATTTATTACGGAAAACTGCGCTCTCGGTCTGTCGTAACATTCCGATTCTGGCTACAAAGCGTATTAACTACTTTGTTTTTCCACGCTGACGATTGTTTACCTATTTCGTCCATTAACTCGATGATACTTGCAAACTTTCTTCTGCCTTTTATCCACTCCCTTTCTCCGGCAATTCTCATTAGCGTTTTCATTGTCTCAAACTCTGCCTGAAACTCGGTTAGGTGCTTTACTGTCTCGGCTTTGTCTTTATTGATGTACGCCGCCGCTATCTCCTGCATCAGATTAACGCCAATTTCTTGCAGCTTTGCCCCGATGGTGAATTTGTAGGCACGTGGGAAATTGGGCACTATATCCAAAATGATGTCTAACAACTTGCGTGCATCTAAATAAATCTTTGTACTTGAAACTAATTTTACCGCCATTGCTTTTTTATAAATTGCCTTATAATGGTACGGCTTTCGCCGTACCTAAAGGTTAAAGACTAAGAAATTAAGAATTAAACAATAAATGCTGACACTGCCCTAACTCTGTTCGTGTTGCTGGCCTTAGAGTAGTAACAATTGAACGTATTACCGTCGTTGAGGTACAGATTCCATGCGTTGGTAGCACTGTACTCGGTAGAAGTCCAATACCAATCCTCGACTAACTGGGTGGCTCCGGTAATCAGGGACAAAGCATAATTGATTTTTGTCATGTTGGCGTAAATCATAAACATTTCGCCCAACGATGGCAACCACCATTTACCTGCTGTCAAACCCTTGCCGTTAGCGTTTGCACGGCTATACAGATTGCAGTAGCCCGGTGCATACTGCGACGTATTGGTGATTGCATCGGCTTTGCTTGCCTTGATTGTAGCCGCCGTGTTCGCCTTACCGTTCCAATCGTTCATCGCTGTGACACGATCGGTTGTTGTCGTACCGCCTCCGCTGATAGCTGCGCTACTCCACGTTAGTTTAGAAGTTGATTCGGTAGGGGCTACGACTAAGATTTTGCCGCCCTCAACTACCACTACGCCGTCGGCAATTTCGCCGCTGTTCTGTAACGATGTCCACTTATGAGGCTTAACCATGAGTGGGTAATCATCGCTCTTACGGTGGTACATGATAAAGATACCATCGTATAAGCCTTTAAGGTTCATACCTGCCAACAAAGCGGTTTTGAGGTTCGCCAATGAAATAAGCGTAACCTTTCCGTTTGCGTCCGTTACCGGAATTTTCTGGTCTGTGTTGATGGTGGTTACTGTTGCCTGACCACTCAACTTTTTTGTTTTCTTTACTGCCATAATTTTATAAAATTAAAGTTTGTTACCAATTTAAATCTTTCTCCCCAGTCCAAAATACACCTCGGGCAATATCATTTTTATTTGGTACTGGGTTTAGCCATTCAGGGTTTACGTACACACAATTTACAGATGCACCGCCCACTAATTCATGCCAACCGCCAATATCGCAAAAATGCACTGTCTGTCTGTCGTTTCCGTTAATAACTCGCCATTCCTTACCATTGCCCATGCTTGAAAAAGCATAATAGTAATCTGATGTGGTGTTAAAAACCACAACGTCGATAGGCATACCCGACAAATCGTCGGTATTTGATGGGCTGTAAAGTGGTATATAATAAAAAGTCTTATTGTTACTTGTTTTTCCTGTTTTAAGACTTACATATACGCCCGACTGGTCCGCCCCTTTTGAATACACATACATATATGTACCTTTAACGACTGCCATAGTTTTTCCAAAATGCCCAAACATTCCACGGCAAAATACATCACTTGTATAAAATCGGTTGCTTCGTTTCTTGTCGCTTCTGTAACCCTGGCTGTACATATCGCCGTCAAACCACATTCGCCCATCACTTCCAAAGGTGATATTGCCCACGACTTCGCCTTTATCATTCACGCAATTTAGACTTTTGAAACTTCCGCTTACGGCTTTCATCGTTCCGCTAAATTCACTATCGCCTGTAACTTTTATGTTGTTAAAAGTACCGCTATTGCAAGTAACTTTGCCGTTTATTGCCTGAAAGACAATTTTACCGTTAGCGTCTTTCATGTCGATAGCCTCTACACCCAAATTTTTGACTAAAGCATACTGCGCTAACAGTATCTTTGTAGCCACTATTTCCAGTTTGTCGGCTAACTTCCAAAGTCCGCTATTGGTGTCGGTTGCACTTCCTGGGTAATTGCTTGCAGTCTTGGTGTGCGATTTGATGCAAGAATAATAGTTATTGCCATACAAAACTACGTCCTTGTATTCCTCGCCACTTGCTCCCGATTGGAACACATAGCCTACGGCGCAATCGCTCCACGCTTGTGGGCCTCGTAGTGCCGGGCCTCTGTCGCCTTTTACTCCGTCTTCTCCGTTCTCACCACTTGCAATGTAGTATAGTGATTGAGCCGTTATTATAGCCCGGTTTGTGTCGATTGCCGTTACTCTGCTGTAAAGACTGATGGTAATACGTTGTTTGTCCGATACCGTGCCATTAATAACCATCGTATCGCCTACGGAAAAATCAGATACATTTATGATTCCGTCCCAATTGACTGACCGCCCACTAAGTCCGTAGAACTGCGTCCACTCCTTGTAGGTATAGTTATATACGTTTCGGGATTGGGCGACAATTACGCCCTTTCCCTTGCGTATAAACTTAACTATTCTTGTTACTGACACTCCCATAGGCTGCTTAACTCTCTGATGTTATTGTTACGCTGATGTCTCCACCATTTTGCAAACACATATCACGTGTTACGGCATAGCTTGCAACCGCTGTGCTCATATCTTGTTTGCTATTCAGATAAACACCTGCTGCATCTTTCACGACAAAGAAAAACTTAGCGTTTTTGATTGCTTGCGTGTTAGTTCCACGCTTGACGATCCACGGCGTGTAGGTTACTTTGCCGTTGCCGCTTTCGTCCTCGCTTATCGCTTCGTCCTCCGGTGTCGGGCGTGCGTCGATGTCGTAGGGGTCGGATGCGTCCATAACGCTCTGTATGTCCTTACCGATTTCGACACCACTACGATTAACAGTTACCCGGTACTCTCCGTATGTGTCTATGCTGCTGCCTGACACTGTGAGCGTCTGGACGGTCTGTCCGTTGATTACCTCCCAACCACTGGCCCCCATCTTCTCCCACACGTAGGTTAAATCTTTGGTGATTTCCCCGTAGCTCTGGTATGTCATCGCCTTTAAAACGCAACTGCCGCCCTTGTCGGTAATAACAAAGCCCTTGTTATCTCCTGCGACGATGGTAACACGATAACTTGTACCTGTTGCTTTCTGCACTGGGATTGTATAGGTAGCTTGGATATTATCGCTTTGCGTGCCATAACTTATAGCTGCCACCATTTTGATAGTTACCGGGGCAAAACCTGCGATTTCTACCAAATTCTTAACAATCTGCAAACCATAGTAGATGTTGTCGCCACTTGGCGCAAACTTCTTAAAGTAACCTGCAAAAACACCGCTCGACGTATCACCGTTAAAATCAATTTTTACTCCGTTAAAAAAGTACATCATACTATCAGGCGTTGCCACTCCCTCGGCTACTCGGCTACTCATACAGACAAAGTTAAGTTTCGGCTTTGTCTGTTCAAAGTTAGGGAACACCTTAGTAACGTCGGATTCCGTGCCCTCCCATTCTTGGTAGATGTCGCCATCTGGGCACATGATCAATGCCGTATAAGTTCCTGCTTTCGTAATAAACTTAATCGTTCTGGTTGTACTCGCTTTGCTCATAGTTCCTTACTTTTTGGTTTTACTTTCTGTTTGCTCACTCTCTGACGCTTCCGGCTGTTGGTCGCCCTCCGCATTTTCCTCGTTGGCCTGGCCCTCATCACCATTGCCGCCATTGTCGGTGCTCTCCGTGTTCTCGCCCTCGCCATCTGCGCCCTGCTCGGTGTTGGTGTTGTCACCTACGATAGCATCATTAACGTTAGCCTTAATAGGCTGCTGAAAGCGTGCATCGGTCGCCATTGGCAAAGGTCGGCAAATAGTACCGTCCTGCTCACTTCTCGCCTCATGTGGCATAAGTGCAATGCCTCCAATCTTAACCAATATGTCGTTAAGTTGGGTTAGTGGGCCAAACTTCAACATATCATTTTGCCAAAAAAGATAGTTGCCATCACTTACCATGTTACGGTCATTCTCCAGTTGCAAGTATCGTGCAACCAATGGATTTGCTTTAATGTATCTTGCCATAATCTTATATTGATTAAATTGTTATTTGATTAATATTACGTTATCGTCTGCATCGACGAATACTGCGCCGTCGCTGTCTTCCCACGCACACGTAGGGCCAACGTCCTTAACGTCCAAACCATAAACGCCGCCTAACGTCTGACTAACCTTATTGGTCGAAAGCGTCGGTTTCATTCCGTGTGCTATGAGCGAGTAGTTAAGCGTTCCTGACTGTGCGTTGGTCGCAACATACCAAAGCGGCAATAACTCACGTTCCGGGTTGTTGATCATGCCGTTAGTATTCCAAATTTTCGCCGTTGGCGCAATCTCTAACAAACCACTTGGTAGGTTGGTAGGTAGTTCGCCGATGTCGTACTCAAATTTTGGGATTCTACGGATAAATGCCACTAACTTAGTAGGGGCGTTGTCCGATAGTGTTACGCTACTTGGGTTTCCGTCTGGGCTATACTTTGCCCGGCATCGCAAATAAAGCTCTGTACCCATGAGGCTACGATTAACGGTACAACTGTTTCCGTCTTCTGCTACCACTACGTCATAGTCTAACGTGGTGTCGTTGCCTACGGCGGTAAATGTTCCGTCTTCTCTCATTACCTCCCATACAAACAAACGCTTATTCTCCGGGCACTCATTAACGCCCAATCTCAACGATGCGTGTACCGTCTGGGTGTCCGGGTCGCTCAATGGGTTGTAGATAGTTTGGGCGGCTGCGTCCAATACCAGAAGTGGCGTATATGTTGTGGTGTTCTTGCACTGTACTTGGTATGGCTTGATGATGTGGTACACCTGATTAGTACGTGGGTCTTTGTAGTCGGCTTCAAATCGTAGATTCATAGGTATCTGCGGTTTGGCGTTCTTCTTGATCCTAATACGTCCTGCCTTTGCGCCCTTGCTGATTACCTCAAAGTCTGGGTTAGTGCTATCTATCACGGTGTCGGCCGCTCCTTTGTTCACCTCATACCAGACTACGTTAGTGAGGTCTTGATTAATCAAGCCCGGCGTTAAAACCTCGTCTTTGTCAAGTCTGCCGATATTCGGCTGCACTATCAAGTTAGATGCGTCTATGGTGTAATCAGGCGTATATGTGTCGGTGTCTGCGTCGTAGTTCTGACTATCCGATACGCCACCCTCAACCACCATGCTAACATTAATTTGCAGTGGCTTAAAGTTGAAATCAAATCTTTTTGTCTTCATAACTGCGCTATGTTTAAATTAATACTCGTAACTGACTGCCGCCGTTGCTGCTTCATTGCCCATGCCGTCACGTAAAGTAACGGTAGCCGTAAAGCGTATAACTTTAGGCATATAGCCGTTAAAATCCATGTCCTCGGCTGTGAGGTGCAAAGACTTTCCGGTATTGGCGTGGCGCAAACTCCAAACGTTGTCACTTGCCGTTCTCTCGTTTCCCTCTGCGTCCTCGCTGTATCTCGTCCACATTACGTCTGCGTCCAAAATATCATCTGTGATATTCATATTATACAGGGTCGCCACGATGGTTAGCGTGAGGTCTATTTTGTCCGGGTCTAAGATACTTTCAGGCTCTTGGAAATCTACGGCAAAGTCTGGGTTTCCCTCGATCATCGCCCAATCGGTATTGTTCCATGCCGGGGCGGTCGTTGTGAGGTTCTTGCAACATCTGTACTTGCAGCCATTAAACCAAACGTCTGATGTCTCATACTCCCCGGTGTCCGGGTTGATAGCATCGCAATAGTACTTACCGCTTTGCGTCCACGCCCCACGATCCACATACGTAACCAACGGCTTACCAGTCCACTTGTTAAGTCTGATAACGTCCATTGTGACGATACCCGGTATATACATATAGTCTAAACCATCACGTATTGGCAAAGGGTTGCCGTTATCGTCCAATAACTCGTACACGAATTCTGGCAAACTGCCGAAAGCCGCACCATAGTTGGCGTTATCCAAAATCGGCTTAGTCACTCCCTTTAGCTTGACGATTCGCCCCTCTGTGCTCGATAGGTACAAACAATCTTGCCGTTTCGTGTCCGTTTGGTTTCCCCATCGTGCAATCTTCATCATTTCGCATGGTGGGTAATTCTTGCCGCTTGGTACTTCGGTGTCCGGGTACTGCGTCACCTCTATGTAGTTGTTAGCGGTATTAACGCTATTAACTCTAAACCATGCCGTGTAATACTTGCCGCTTCCCTGCGCCAAAGTGTTGATGATACCTTTTAGTACGTTGTTCTCGGCTTGGGCAGTAAAATATCCGTCCCATTTGCTTTTCAGGTGCAAACCAAAACAACCATCGCCCAAATCGTCCACGCTCTCGATTGTGTCCGCTTCCGTTAGAAGTTGGTCGCCCTCGATTGCTGACAATCGGTTTACTATCAGTTCCAGACACTCAAAGTAGCTGCGCACTCTTAGGCTTTCCACCTCGGCGTTACCTTGTGCGTCAATACCTGCGCCCTTACCTGCATACAGGGATTTGACAAACTCGCCAAAGTGTGCGCCGTCCTTGAATACTGCCAAACCGATAGCCGTCAAACCCTGCTGAAAAGTAATGTGCCCTTTCGCTATGTCGGCGGTAATCTTCGACAAAAAGCGGTCGTTAATCGGGCTATCCTCTGCAACGTCTCCGGCTAAATCGGAATAGGCGGCACGGCTCGCATATCCGGCACGGTTTGCATACTCGGCTTGCTCTGCGTGTGTCGCTATATCGGCTTTGGCTGCGTGCTTGGCTTCCTCGGTCATTTTGCCGATACTTCCATAGCTGCCGCCTCCGGTGGATGCCCCACCGCTGCCGTTGTTCCTGGGTTTTGCTATCTGCTTAACTTCGATCATGTGCCAATCTCCTTTAATGTGAGGTCGGCACGTCCCTCAATAAGGTTTCTGCCGATGCCCTGCACGAAAAATTCTTTGCCCAAAGCCTCGTGGCGATAATGGTTAAACAGACTAACAACATTATCAATGTCCCTTAGTTTCTGCTCCATCACGATACGTGGCCTATGGTATTCAGTATAATAACTATCTACGTAGATTTGTTCGGGCTTCGCCTTAACGTTGCCGTTTCGGTCGTACACCTCTAACACTCCGTCCCCGGTTGATATATTCAACGGTGTGGATAACTTCACCGTATTGCTAACTCCCAACTGGGCGCACTCCGTGGCGGTCAATGCCGAATTTATCTTAAACTCCAAATCGTCCTTTTTGTTCACAAAGGTTTCTTTGGTGTCGCTCATGTAGATAATATCGTTATCATCATTGCCATTGCTGATTAGTCCATTATCGCTATAAACTTTAACCTCAAACGACTTAATCAGGATGCTACTAACATGGGCTAAAAGCGGTACTGATGAGCTGCTCCACTTCGTGTGTCTGAAAAAGGTAGGGTGGCGGCGTGTGATAACGTCCCATGTAGCATTAACAGGGCCTAATATCATAAACCTAACCTGCCCACTTATCTTGTCGCCCTTGGTAATCGGTATTGCTATACCCTCCGCATCAATACCCATCTTGTAGTCGATGTTGTTTTGGATGCTGAACTCTGTGCCTACCAGTTTGTCGCCTATCTTAGGGTCAAAGCCAATAGTAAAGCATTGCTGATAATATTCATCATCGCTTTGGCACTCGCTCCGTTCCTTGTATTTCTGCCAAACAAAATCGGTTGTCTGCCCATCGGTTCCGGTCTCCACTACGCATTTGTCGCCGATAACCAACATACAGGCTAATACGGCTACCTTACTGATTGTGTCGGTACTGTCGCCTACTGCGCTGTACTTAAATTCGTATTCCTCTGGGCCTTCCCCGGTATATGGATAAAATCCGCTATCTGCGCCCTCATGCCATGATACTTCTTTGTCCGGGGTCTCGGCTTGCCAATACTGCCGAGTGTAATACCTGCCATCACCATTGTTACGGCTCGGTACGGTCTGATGCCATACGTAAATCTCGTTTTCCTTTAAACCCATAGGTAAACCGCCATGCCACTCCTTGTTATGTAGGTTGGTGTACGTGTTGGTCTGCCTCATTATCGGGTTTAAGATAACCTTACCCGACAATACTATATAGTTGGTGGTTTTCTCGTCTGACGGCGAAAAAACGCCCCCTGCCTTGTTACCAGTATAGACGGCATACGGTATATTTTTCTGTATGTCTGCCACACTTGGGTAGGTTTTGTTTTCGTCATTGTCTATGCCATTGCCATTAACCGACACTGCTAAATAGTTAGTCATGTTTACCTTAGATGTCGGGCTGTTATCATCGTTGGCCGTGTTCATCTTGACGCTGCCCAAAGACATAATAGCCGCCCCCGGTGCTTGCCCTAACCAATCAGGCAAAGCGTGTTGGTTTGTGCCCTCGCTGCCGAAATAGTCCACGATGTCTATATCTGTGTTGCCTTTCATCGGGAACGTCCATTGTTTGTTACGCATCACCTGCACGTACCAATCAGTAATAGCACCTGCGCCATACGTGGTTTTTTGGTTGTGGGTCATAGCATAAAAAGCATTATAGGCGGTCTTTCCTTCTCCGTCGCTTGAATACTCGGTGAGGTACTTTTGCTTATTGATGTATGGGCTAACCAACAAATCATCGTCCAATGGGCTTTCTATCACGCTTTCGATGTCTTCCACCTTGGCGGTTAATAGAAGTTGGTTATATACGTCGCCTATGCTTATCGTAGTATCGCAATCGGCTACATTAGCCAAAGCGATTGTTACGGCTTGCTGCGCCGTTGTCTTGGTGCTGTTGGCTACGATGTCATGCCAAATAATCTTATCAGGTGTCGCCTTGACGGATTCCCACGAAAAGATATAGAAGTTAAAGCCGTCCTGCACGATATGTAAGTTAAGGTACTTCAAAAGTTCCTCCAACACTTCATCTTGCTGCCAAACGTCGCTCTCATCATCGCCCAAAAACAACAAATCAGATATAGAAAGCTGCCTAAACACTTGGTATCTGTTTGCGGTCTGTGCATCAACTGCCTTGCTGCCATCATACCAGAATTTAATATTTTGGTTGCCCAATATATCCAGTCCCTCGGTAACACCTTGCAGTATCTCGGTAGCAATATCGTAAAAACTATGCTGCGCTGCCTCTGCCTTGACGAAAGCATAGATAACGCCCAATGCGCCCACATTCTTATACTTGCTATACTGCAAAGCACTAAGCGCATCAATGCAATTTAATTCCAGTTCGTCCCATCTGTTGTTATATGGCTGCGACAAAGTTTGTGGCTCAATGAACCCGGCAAAGATACACGTATCGTTTTTATAGATGTTTACGACTGCATCACGGCATGAGGTACTAAAAAGGTCTTTAATCAGGTTGCCGCAAAGCAATCTTATTTTAGCCGAACTTCTCAAAAGCACATCGAAAGTGTCGTTTACCTCATTCTCGATTTCTGCCGGATCCTCGCTAAAATATACATCTGCCTTTTCTGTACCTATTTCAATGGTCTGCGTGCGATCGTTCCCGGTAACGATGTGTACCGTTATCGTATCGCTCTGCTGACTTAGAAAACTGCCGTGTATATACATATTAACTGATTTTTATTTGTTACACATTATAGTTCTTGCCGCTCTTTTTCGCCACTCGCTTAACATCTGTAATCATGTCAAGTATCTTGCGTGCGTTGGCATTTATATTGATGTTTACCTCCGTGGCTGTCGGTTCAATGTCGTTTGTTATGTTCTGCATCGTTACCGGCTGTAACCTCCGCTCCGTAAAGGTAGGCGGCTGAAACTTGCCGTCGATCATGCCGAACAATCGGGCTTGCTGAAACTTGTTTAGTATCATCTCGCCGCTGTTCACTCGGGCAAACTTCTTGTCGCCCGATGTAGAAGTACCGCCGATAACACCACCAGTGGCAAATCCCGAAACTGCTGCGAGTGCCGCAATAACTGCCGCCACACCTGCCGCAATCGCTACCAGGTTCAAAGGGAACGGCATTTTTGCACCGCTCGCCGTGGCATTTGCTACCGCTTCGCCGCTCTTGGCTGCCGTGTTGGCTGTTGCTGCTGCCGCTTCTCCTGCCGTTGCTGCTGCATCGGTAGTGGATGCCGCCGCGTGTGCTGAGGTCGCCGCCGTGAGCATACCGAACAACTCCACAATACCCTGTATGCCCTCGGCAATGGAAATGAAGCCGTTAATAAGTCCCGTCACCTGCTGCCAGGCATCGCCGTTGCCCTCCAGCGCATCACTTATGCCCTGAATGCCGTTGCCTACGCCTTGGATGTTTCCCCAACCGCTTTTGATGTCGCCAAACACCTTGTCAAAACCCTTGCTGTCAAATTCAATCTTTATAGGCTTCAATCCGATTTCTGCGAGTTGTCGGTTTATCTCCTCAATCTCTTTCAGTGCCTCGTCCTTGCCAATAATTCCTATCTCGTAGTCGGTTTGTATGCGGCTTGCCTTATTCTGGGCGTTGCTGTGGCTCTGTCTCTTGTCGGCTGCACTTCCCTGCACGATGTATGTCGGTTCTGTCTCTGCCTTGATAGATACCTTACCCTTTGTAGTTTCGTCTATCTGCCGTTGTATGTCGGCTATCTTGGCATCGGCTTTCACCCTTGCATCTATTGTGGTGGCTTCCTCAAACTCCTGCTGTGCGTCGTGCAACTGCTCTTGCAGTTCCTCGATGTAGGTTTTGAAATGTACCTCTATCGGCTTAACGCCCAACTTTTCAAGCTGTTTGTTAATGTCGGCTATCTGCCTTTCGGCATCTTCCTTGCCGATAAGTCCTATTTCAAAGTCCTGCCTTATCCGGTCTATGTTGTGTTGTGCATTGGTTCGGCTCTGTCGTTTGTCGGCATCGCTTCCCTGCACGATGTATGTCGGTTCCGTCTCTGCCCCGATAGATACCTTACCCTTTGTAGCTTCGTCTATCTGCCGTTGTATGTCGGCTACCTTTGCATCGGCTTTTACCCTTGCATCTACGGTCATGGCGTTGCCCATTTCCTCTTGTGCCGCCGACAACTGCGCCTGTAGTTCCTCTACGTGGGTTTTCGGTTCATCTTTCTTGTCGTCCTTGATGGTCGTTTTCTTCGGGGTATCCTTGGCGTGTGGGGTAGTCGGCGTACTAGCCGTAATAAAACTACGTGCTGTGTTCAGCCGTGTGGTGAGCTGCTTTTGTGTGTCACCAATCTGTCGGTTTACGGATTCAATTTCTTTATCTACACTATTAATCTGTGTGTTTCCGGAAACATTCGTACCGTTGTACCTCTCCGCTCCAACCTTGGTAAATCTCCACTGCCCATCGCGGCCAACCTTGCCGTAACGATCGCTACGCCAACTTTCGGGCACGATGTCACCCTCTTTGGCGTGTCTGCCTCCCTGCTTGGCATCGTCGGCAATAGTCTTGGTGATCTTCTGCTTTTTATCAAGCAACTCAATTTGACGCTGATACAAAGCCGTGAGTTTTGCCGCATACGCTGCCGCTAATGCCCTTTGCTTGAATGCCTCCGCCACTGCATCGGTCTTGCGGTTAAATATGTTCTCGGCTTCCGTCACATTACCGATTTTTAAGCGCAATTCATTGAAAGCACTTTGGTTATCCTTTATCCACGCCATTTTCTGCTGCTCTGTGGATAATGCGCGCCAACCTGCTTTCAATTTCTCATATTTCGCCATGAGGTCGGCGTATGTGTTCTTTAGCGCACTGTCGTAGGCGGTTTTTATGTCGTCGGCTGCATCGCCAAAGCCTTTCATGCTCTCGGCTGTGTCCTCGGCCTGGGTCTGCGCATCTGCCGACTTTGAGGTAAATGCCGCTATAACCTCAGTAAGCGCAACGATAGCCACGCCAACGCCTGTGGATATTAACAAACCCTGTATGGCAAGTTTCAGCGTTGTGGCACTTACCGCCGCACCGCGAAATGATGCAGACATTACTTGCACCAAAGCATTCATACGCACCGATGTAGCGTTCCATACAAGCGAAGCGGCATTCATTGCCATTGTGCGAACCTTGACAATAGCCTGTATCTTTGCAAGATTCTTCAAACCGCTAACCATTGCAGAAACGGCAATCACGGTATTGCCAATCTGTGCCGTAATGTTGAGTACCGGCATAATGCCCCCCATCGTTGAGGCTATAGCGTCGCCCACTTCTGCAAACTTGTTTTTGAGTATCTGCAAACTTGCCGCTCCGCTGCTGCTCATAATGGAAAAAGCATCGTCTATAGTTCCGGCACTGCCTTTCATCGCTTCCACGTTTTCATTAAACTTGGCCGCGAGTTGTCCGGTGAGTGGTCCCAATGCTCTCAGGCTCTCGGCACTGCCGAATAACTTACCGTAGATTTCCTGCTCCAGCATACCGCTCTTGCTGGCGTATGCCTTAACGTTCTTATCTAAGTCGGTAAGGAAATTACGCATACCTCCTGCCGCCTTGATAGCTGCCGCATCAAACTCGATGCCCATTTGCTGTGCCATCTTGCTTGCCTCGCTTGACGGCTTAACCAAAGCGGTAAAGATTGCCGCCATCTGGGTTGCAACCTCGTTAGTATTACCGCTCACGCCCGTAAGCGTTGCAAAGGTTGCCATAAGTTCGTCAATGCTTACACCCAAAGTGGCGGCATTGCCCGTAACTCTCGGTAGGGCTTGTGCAAGCTGCTCGAACGATGTTACACCATTCTTGGCCGTGAGCTGTATTTTATCCTGCACGTCGCCTGCCTTGTCCCACGACAAACCATAATTCTTGATAATGGTAGATGTAACCTTTACAGTCTCGCCCAGATCAGCGATACCGCCCACGGATGCCTTAGCCGATTTCTGCAAAAAGGCTATCCAGTTGTCTTCAGGCACGCCATTGCTGATAACCTGGTACAATCCGTTAGCGAGTTCGTCACGTACTACCGGAATGCTTTTTGATAACTCGGCTACCTGTCCTTTGAGTCTGGCAAAGTCCTCGCCGCTCTTTCCTGCCATCGTGTTAGCGGCGTTCATGGCTGCGCTGAAACTGCGGCTTTCCTCGGTAACGCCGTTGAGTGCTCCCGAAATCTGCGAAATGGCATTGGTAACGTTATTAGCCGCTATTACCGCCTGGTTGAAATTAACCAAAGCCGCGTTTAGTTTTTGGCTGCTCGTCTTGGCAGAATCAAGCACACGGCGCAACTCTTCCGCTGTAGAAGTAGCTGTAACCAACTGCTCTTTGCCGTCAACAACCAGTTTAACGTTAAATTTTATTTCTTTTGCCATAATTTCAGCGTATAAGTAACTAAGTAATCAATATTTTTTGTATCTTTGTGGCGTAACATTCAAACTAAGCGTAATGGAAAAGGATTATAAGAACATCAACCGCATATCAGAAGCCGCAACCAACGATGTAGCGAGTAAGCCCGAAAATGAAATCAGGGCAGAACTTGTTAGTGTCGAAGTTGTAGGCGAGGATACGCCGCACAAGCATTCAAACAAATATGAGGCTTGGGGCGTAATTGCCTTGTTGTCTCTTGTTGTCTGGGTTATCTGTCTGACGTATTTTGCTTTCAATAACCAATCGGTCAACGGCTTGTTAGCCCTTGGCGGCTCTACCGCATTGTTCTTCCTGTCTATTGGGCAAATGGTGCTTACAAGTTCCGAAGAACTGAATGGCGAAGCTATTTAGCCGTTTCCCACTTTTCCCAACACTTCCTCAAAACGCTTTAACGCATCTTCCTTAGATACTGCCGGGGCTGCTTTCGTATGCTCCGGCTTTTTCTTCTCCCATGGAAAGGGTAGAAGTCCGTGGGGCGTTAGCCCTTTCTTTGCATACGGCTGTATGGTTATTGCCGCAAGCATACGCATACGTTCCCAACTGTCTTGATACTGCGCCGTCCGCTCGTCATTGTACGCCTTGTATATGTGGCTGAACTCCTCGGGCGCGAGGGCGCAAAAATCATTGTAGGGCAAACCGATGTTGCCAACGGCTATGCCCAGAATGTCGAAGATGCCTAACTTTTTTTTTCGCCCTCTGCGTCGGTGTCCTCTGGTGACAGGTCTGCCGTAGCGTTCACGGTGTCCGTCCACTTGGTGAGGTCGTCGGGCGTAATGCTGTCGGCGAACTCCATCAAGTCCATATTGAAGTCAACCCCGTCTTTCTTGCATGCCGATACTACGCAACAGAATAGATACGTGCACATATCCGAAAGACTGTTGCTAATTTCGGTCACTTCCTTGCCCGTCTCGGCCTTAAATCTGAGCATAGCCCCCATAGTCTGTCTACAGGGGTATGCCTTATTGTCGATTACGATTTCAATCTTTGTCATAACGCATATTTATTTAGAAACCAAAATAAGGTTTCTGAAATTTTAGGCTCCGCCCACTCCACTTGCCGCCTTGCCGGGGTAAACGTCAGGCTCGCCGTCGTTCTCCAGCGATACGCTGTAAGTGGCATCATCTTGTGCCGGGCTGGTTTCCTCAAGTGAGGCGATAAGGAACTTGCCCTTGACATACGGTGTCTTGTCGCCGCCGCGCTTGAACGCCTGAACCTCTACGCTCTCGCCCTTGCCCCATAGTGGCGCAATCTGCTCGTGTCCGTTCTCGGCCTCTTCGTAGAAGCGGAAGCCCTCCGCGCTGATCGAGATTGAAAGTCCGGTAACGCCCTTTTCCTTCCAAAGTCCACGGCTCTTCGACGCTGTCGATGCCGGCTTTACCGCACGGTCCTTGGTCTCGCTGTTGAATGTAAGCGTGTGGCTTGAACAGTGGCCTACAGCCTTGCCTCCTACCATGAGCAGAAGGTCACTACCATTGATATATCCGGTTTCTGCCATATCATTAAATCTTTAAACGGTTATACTTAAATCTTTACTTGAAAAACAAGCTGCTGCACGTAGGCATCATCTTCGTAGCCTTCTTCGCTGTCTACGAGTGTGCAACTGCGCATTATCACGCCCTCCCGCTCGCCATGGGCGTAGTCAAGTGCCGCCCTTACAGCTTCAGCCAACTCCACACCCTCGGCATACTGTGCCGTATAGCACACCACCTCTATGCTTACCGTGTCCGCGCCTGGCGCACCCGCTTTAGTGGGGTTGTGCAGTAAGGCGGCACGACGGTAGAGTATATATGGCAGCTGCGCTTTGTCTATCACGATGGGGAAAACACTGTTGGTCCTTCGCTTCACTTCCTTGTTGGCAAGCAGTATGTCGCGTATTACTGCGCCAGCGCTCAATGATGTCTTCTTTAGTGCCATAACTCGAATCTTTTTCTATAATAGTCCCTGCTTCCTTGCTGCCTTTTCGATGTTCGACTGCAAGCTGTTAAAAAGGTTTGTCTCTACGCTGCCGGCGGTCTGCTGCTCTGTCTTGGCAAGATAGGCATAGCGCTTCATCTTGCCACGCCTCGGGCCGCCGCGTAGATACTGCCTTATCTTCTTGCCCGTGAATCGGCTTTTGCCGAAGAATGATGAAATGCGCCGTCCGGCTCTACGCTCGCGTGTTCCGTCCTCAGCCCACATCAATACGGGCTTCTCCTTGCCCTGTCGGTTGAGGTGGATGCCTTTGTGTCTTCCGTGCGGTTTCACGCTCACCATGAATCCCATTCCGTAGCGGTCGGGATACGTGCGCACATATATGCCCCTCGACAGGTCGCGTTTTGTGCCTTGCCCCACGCGGCTCTCACGTAGATTGGCGACCGCTATCTTTTTCAGTCGGTTGCCCTCCCTACGCATGGCGCTTTTCATAGCCTTCCGCTGTGTCTTCTGGTCGAGCGCCTTAAACACATCAGCGAACGGCTTGCTTATGTCGGTAACGGTTTCTTTCATCTTCTCCGTTGCATATAGAAGTCAGTACTATTCGTTCACTCTCTCACATACCAAAGTCTTCATGCCCTTGTCTTTGTTGGGAACTATGTTGGTAACGGTATATAAATGACCGTCCAGCTGTTGTACACGCCAATTCTCTTTTATGGGGTGCGCGTCCCTGACGTTAAACTCGGCTCGATAGTCAGCGAAATGTTCGCCCACTTCCTCGCTACGGAATCCGCTTTGCTTCCTACGTTCTGCCCACACGGTGCGTGTCGGTTCGTAGGTGGTCGCTTCTTCGCCGTACTCGTTGGTGCTTACTACGGGTTGCAGCAGCTTCAAACGATACTTCATTGCTCCGGCTCTCATTTCACTAACTTTCTGTAAGGCTTAATTAGGGCCTGCATGGTGTATGGTACTTCTGCCATCTGACCGTTGCCTACAGCCTCACGCTGGTTGTACCAGTGTCCGGCAATGAGCAATACCGCCTGCTGCAGCATAGCGGGGAACGTGCCCCCGCCAGCTTCCAGCAGTTCGTCACCGGTTCGGTTGGTGGCTGTGCATATGTACTCCTCGGCAGTGTCTAACAGATGCCGCAAATAGGCATCGTCGTCTGTGAAGTCGTCTGCCCGGACATGCTTCTTGAGCAGTTCTAAGTCCACTATAGCCATAACTAAACGCTGTTAACTTTTATGTATGCTGATATTCTCTTATTACTTACCTGGTGTAACCTTGGCGAGGGCGAATGCCTCCTTGCGCAGAGTGGTGGTGCCGTAGTTCACGTTGAGTACGAAGTCTACGGCATCCTTACGCGCCTGGCTGTACGGGTCGATGATAAACGAAATGTCACCGAACAGTCCCATAGGCTGATAGCGCCAGTCGCCCAGACCGATGTTGCCCTCGCCGATGTAGTTGGTGGTGAATACCGGCAGTCCGGCAATGTTGTCGTTCTCACACACCATGATGCCGCTACCCGCGTCCTTCGGTGTAGCCTCGGCGATAGCCTTCTGCGCCTTGGTCATTACCCAGCAGAGGTTGTCACCGTCAACGCCAGTTGCCAATACCTTTGCCTTAAGGCTGTTATAGTCCTTGAATGTCGGGGTCTCGCCGAATGCTGTCGCAGTGGCAGCCAAACCGACAAACGGACCTACCAGTGTGGTGGCTGCTGTCACCTTGGTTGTGCTGAACAGAATCTTGTTAAGAAGCTTCGCCACTGCCAACGGCATGAGCTTCTTGACGATCATCTCCAGAATGCCCTCGGTCTGCATCATCGACTGGCGTGTTACTGGAATGGCGATTCCGATACGCTGAGGCGAAGCTGTAAGCTTCGACAACTTCACCTTGGTGTCTGTTAGTGCCACACCCTCGCCGGCGATAGTAGCTTCCACGGTCTCGTAGGTTGACCAAACATAGTCACCTGCCAAGCCAGTAGGCATCGGCAAACCGACCTTATCGAGGATTAGGCCCTCCACCAGTGGGTCTAAGATGTCCTGCACCTTTACGGGGATAATGCCACCGGGTGTGGCATCTGCCACCATCACCATGTCGCGCACCAGCATAATCTGTGTCTGCATCCCCTTCTGCATGTTCTCACGGATAATGGCGTTCACGTCGGCTACGGTGTTAGGGCTCTCACGCATCTGCGCAGCAGCGGCTGCCTGCATCTTCATCTGGAGCACCTGGTTCTCACGCACCAACGCCTCATACTCGGTAGTCTCGGCCTCGGTACGCTCGCGTTTCTCTGACTCGCATGCGTCCGCAATTGCACTGATACGCTCACAGTTGGTCTGATACTTGTCAACCAACTGGCGTACGTTTACTTGCTTTTTCTTGTCCATTCTTGATACTTTAGGTTGTTAAACAAAACTATAGTTTACGTGAAGCGGCGCGACGCATCTCCCGCACTTGCTCACGCATCTTCTCGTTATTCTCTCTTGACTCTTCCGGCTTACGCAGTTGGGCTATCAGGTCGCGTTGTTCGGCTGCGCAGCTGGTGTCCGGGTATGCTGGGTGGGCGGTGAGCGTAAAATCGTGGATGCTTATGATACTGCGTACCGTGTAGGTTATCAGTGTCTTGCCGTCCTTGCGCTCCATGCTGCACTCTACGCATTTACGATCGTAGTAGTGGGTGCGGAAAGCGAAGCTGCATCCCGATAGGTCGCCGCGTCTGACCAGTTCCAGAGCCTTGTCGCCGTCTACCGTGTTCGGGGCTTCAAAGCTGAATGACACGCCTCGCTTGTCTACTGTATAGCTTAGCGTACCGCTGCCGTTCTTGCTGCGTGCCAGTATCAACTGACGGTCGTGGAACATCGTCATCTCGAAGTCGCAACCGTCCAGCAGTTCGCGGGTCACCGCCTCCGGGGCTATCACTTCACGCGCCTCTTCCTCGTCATCAGCCCACAGCGGGGCGCTCGGAGTGTTGAAAAGGATTGCGTAGCCGGTAATGGTTCTACTGGGGGCTTCGCCTTCTCCCGTCTCTCGTACACGTAGTTCCGCGGGCGTGTATAGCTCGCGCGTCACCATCGCATTTTTATTCTTTGTTTCCTGTTTCATCTTCTTCGCTGTTGTTTGAGTATTCATTGCCGGTGGTGGGGTTCGCCACTTCATCGATGCTCTTGAGGTTTGCACTGACAAGCACCAGGTCACCGCCCTTTATCGGTTCCTTGTTCTCTGCCCTGCGCCACTCGTTCACCGTGTAGATGCCTGCCGCTATGGTGCTCGCCTGATACTTTACCCGACTGTCAAGGTCGCATGCATACAGATCGCGGCGGTCAAACTCAAAACGGCGCTTGCAGCACAGTGTTGGGGCTACCAGTTTGCGGTGTAGCTCATTCTCTATCTTGCGCAGGATAGGGTTGAGGGTGTTGGACAAAAACGCCACGTTCGCCATTTCAGCACTCTTGTAGTTGTTGCTCGTGTCGTCGTAGACGAACGAAGGGTGCACACCGAAAAAGCGGCATATCTCTCGCACGGTGAACTTGCGTGTCTCCAAGAACTGCATGTCCGTACTGCTGAGCGACAACGGACTGAACTGCACCTGACCGGGAACACTTACAATGCGCTGCCCGGTTCTGAACTTGCTGTCCAAATCCTTGGCCGTCTCTTCCAGCTGGTCGTCTTGATACTCTCCAAATCCGCGTACGCTTGTGTCGTTGGATATGATGCCCCGTACGTTGCCGCCGTTCTCGAATCGGTTGAGCGTTTCGACATTGCCAGTATTGGCTATGGACAGAGTGGTTGCGGCATAGGTTATAGTAGAGATGCCTATCTTGCCGTCACGGGTGTAATTCTTGAGATGAATGACTTCCCCCTCATCAAAGGTCCCGCTTATCCCGGCGTTCATGTCTGTTATCGTGTACGTGTCGTGTACAGTGTCATGCGCCACACAGCTTGGGTCTACAAGTGCCAGTCGGGCAATCTCCATTGTGAGGGTGTCGTATACCGGCACAATATAGGCATTGCCCTTCAGAAGCATATAAGTGACTACCTGCCGCCAAAAGTCGAATGCCGACAGATAAGTGTCCGGCTGCACAGTCAGAAGGTAATGCAGGCGGCTGTTTGTGTCCTCAACAAATATTTCACCCTTCTTGCGCATGTATTGCAAACGAAGATTAGCCACGCTGTTGGCAAGCAGGTCCACGCAGCGGTAAACCGTAGCTACGTGCAGCGGACTGGAGCCGGACGGATACAGCATAGCAGCACCGCCCACACGGGGTGCCGCCACCCTGCCGTTTCCAACCGAGGCCTCATAGCTAAACATTCGCTTTAGGTATTGAAATAATCCCATATAATTCTAACATGTTTCTACATACCGTGCAAAACGCGGTTTTTGGTACCACATTTTTAGCAGATATTAACAATAAAAGCCCGAAAGCCCCTATAATGGCATCGAGCTCCTAAATATTTAGCAAAGATTAACGCTCGTAATCAATGAATAGACGCAGACACATCAGCATTGTTATCACGCCGTCTATTTTCTGTGTCTGCTTGCGCTTGACGGGCTTGCAGTTCTCCAGCTTGTCGGTGTCCAGCACGGCATTGCCAAAGCAATAGGCATTGATGGGGTTGTCGTTGATGAAGATACGGCCCGTCTTGGCCCCGTGCTCAAAGCTCTCCACCGGGGCCGTGAAGTTTCCGTATGTTTGCCGCACGCCCTTTATCACGTTTTCTGCCCCTGACGCCGCCAGCATGTTGATGACCTCCTGACTCTTCCATGGGTCGTAGCCTATGCCAAGGATTCGCGCGCATTGATTTAGCCTCAGAATGTAGTCTACTATGGCACGGTAGTCTATTACGTCGCCCTTTGTCAAAGTGAGGAAACCTTTGCCTGCCCAGGTTCTGTACAGCTTTTCGTTCGGGTGACCCGGCAAGGCACCTTCGGGGAAAAAGTAGGCCGTGTGGAAACTGAAGCTCTTGCCTTCGTAGCTGTAGACGCCCATTGTCACTGCGCTAAAGTCGTCGCTTTCCGATAGGTCGAGGGCCACCATGGCGTCTGGTCTGCCCTTTATGGCATCAAGTAGCATTGGTCTTGATATGTGCCGTGCCAGGGTGCTGCTTATCCAGCTACGCTGCTCGTTCTCGGCGAAGATGTTGAGTAGCTTTGTACGGAACGCCAGCATCGCCTCCGCACCGTTGCGCATTGCCTTGTTGTACTCCTGCTGATAGAAGTCGGGATTCACCGTCACTCCCAGATGTGGATGCACCTTGCGCCATGTCTCTTCGCTGTCTTCCGGATCATCCAAATCAGGCTCGAAGATATGGGCAAAGAGGCTGTCGTCTTCATACTCGCCAAGAAGAACCGACTTGTAGCCCTGCAGCATCTCATAGAACGGGCCGTCGAAAACGTCCGAAGCTGTAGTGATGATCACCGTCAGTGGATTGTCACGCACGCCCATGGAGGTGGTGAGCACGGTCAGCAGTTCGCTGTCCGCTGCTTGGCTGAACTCATCCATTATCACCGTCGAGGCGTTAAGGCCGTCTTTCGTCTTCGCATTGGCGGTGAGACACTGGGCGAAGGCGCTACGGTCTCGACGGCGGCTCTTGATGGTCTGCTCGTTCACCAGGTAGCGGCGTTCCTTAGGGTCGAGCTTGCGGAAGCAGCCACGTATCACGTCAAAGCACTTCTTAGCCTGGTCGGCACTGTTGGCGGCGGTGTAGCACTCCGCATTTGCATCGCCATAGAGCACGTCGTATATGGCCAATGATGTCGTGCTGGTGGTCTTGCTGAACTTACGGGGCACAAATAGCACCGCCTCACGCACTATCCGACGGCCGTCCTGCCAGAAAGCAAAGATACCGGCAAACTGGAAACACTGCACGGGGGTAAGCTCATAGCGCTGCTGACCCTTCTTGCCCGGAAAGTACAGACTTTCGTAGAAGTCGTAAAACTGCTGCACCTCCGTAGCGTTGATTCCGTATTTGTCGCACATGCGGAAGAAGTGGGCCACCGCCAGCTGCTCGTACAGGTTATGCCCGTCCGGATTGCCTGCCACTTCGCGCACGTAGCTGTCCAGTCGGCCGTCCACCTCCGTAAGACGGTAGCGGCCTATATTCGTATGCCGTAGCTTTCGGGTCACGTCTTCCTTCGCCTGGCGCAATCTGTCTTTTTCCTCTTCTGTCATAGGTAGCTGCTACTGTTATTCCGCATCCTCTTCAAGCGGCTTTATGATTTTAGGCGCTTTGCGCTTCTTGACTAATTTCTTCGTGAGGTCTGTCAGAGGATCCTCGTCAGTCTCTCCTGCCAGGTCGTCGACCGTCAGGCTCAACGCCTTCATCTGGCGTGTTATCATGTCCTGTGCGTCCTTGGCTATCTTGAAGACTGGGTGCGGTGCAAGCTTCTCGCCGTACCTCGTCGTCTCCCATACCGTCACCTCCGAAAGCGTGTCTATCTGCTGATTGGCAAGGTCGAGGTTGCGCAGGGCGCTCGCCAGGCTGTGTATCTGCATGTCCAGTGCCTTCGTATAGGTCCGGTGTGCTTTCATCACACGTGTTATCTCTCTTTGGTAGTCTTCTACGCTTTTGCTCATATCGTTCTCTTTATTTACGTTATTTTCATTTTTTAGGCGCTATTCGCCAAAAGTTCCGCAAATCCAAAATTTTACTCATGCACTCAAAAGGGTGGGGGCGAGGTTAAAAGTCATGCCCCTGCCTTAAAAAATCGGCCCCCCGGTCTTCCCCTAAAAATCCCTTAGAATTCCCCTCCTTCCCCTCGAAAAATCTCTTTATGACCTGTTTCACCTGCTTTTCATTTCGTTTTTTCGTCGCTTCCCTGCCACTTCTGCCAAGTTCCGTGTGTGTTCTCACGTGGCAGTCGTGGCATAGCGCCCGAAGGTTCGTTTGGTCGTACATGCGCTGCAGCTTGTCGCTGAATGCTATCGCTTCCTCAACGGGTCTTATGTGGTGCACCTCGGTTGCAGCTGTTGTCCTTCCCTCAGCGAGGCAGCGCTGGCATAAGGGGGTGCGTGTCAGTATCAGTTTGCGCAGCCTCAGCCATTTGCCGGCATGAATCAGCTGCTGGTATTCCATATCCTTTGCCATAATCGTTTTGCTTTTTACGGATCATTCTTCTGGGCGAGTCCCAGGTCTTCAAACATTCGGTTTATATACTCCCCTTCATCTTCCGGCAGGTCATACTCTCTGTCGGGCGGTGCTTCCAGACGGTCGAGTAGTATGTGCACAAGGGCAGCCACTATCTCGCCGGAGGTCTTGAAGCCGTGCCGCTCTTGGAGCTGTAGCAGCCGGTTGTATGTGTCTGAGTCTATGGAGACGTTAATCCTTCGTCGTCTGTTCATATTTGCGTAATAGATAATTTAGACTGTCCAGTAGTGACTGCTGTACGCCCGTCTTGCCTTCCAGCGCTGCGCTGGCTCTCTCGTCAACGGTTCCTGCACACAGAAGCTGGTACACGGTGACCGGGTGCTTCTGGCCCTGACGGTGAAGTCGGGCGTTAGCTTGCTGATACAGCTCAAGGTTCCATCCGGTTCCGTACCAGACTATGTAGTGGCCGCCTTCCTGCATGTTGAGTCCGAAGGCAGTACTTGCAGGGTGGGCAAGCAGCACGTCGATATTGCCGGCGTTCCACTGCTTCAGGTCTTCCTCTCCTTCGTAGGTCACCACCTTGAGACCCTTGAGCTTCGCTTTGATTCTTGCTATGTCGTGCTTGAATTGGTAGAACACCAGTACGCTGCTGCCGTTGGCGGCTTCGACGATTTCTGCCAGCCGGTCCAGTTTCTCGCTGTGTATCTCGTGCACCTGTCGTTCGTCGTCGTAGATGGCGCCGTTGGCGAACTGGCTCAACTTGTTCATCAGACCTGCAGCGCTGTTTGCCATGACGTTGGTGGGTTCCTCGCCATGCTCGGCTTTGAACTCCAGAACCTTGTCGCGTTCGAACTTCGCGTATGCCTTGGCGGTCTTGTCCGTAAGCTGCACTTTCACCGTATGGGTTATCATCTTCGGAAGTTGCAGATAGTCCCGGGCCTGCATGCTCAGGCAAATATCTGCTATCTTGTTGCGGATAATCTGTTCACAGCCCTTACGCACGTCGCATCTCACCACGATGTTGTTCCACTTGTGGGTCTCGAAGTAGGTTTCACGGTATCTGCTTACCGATTTGCCCAGACGTTCGCCCTGGTCTATGCAGTACATCTGCGCCCAGAGGTCGATGAGTCCGTTCGGTGCGGGCGTTCCGGTCAGTCCGATGACGCGCTTTACTGACGGTGAAGCTATGCGCATGGCCTTGAACCTTTCGCTCTTGCTGCTCTTGAAGCTCGTCAATTCGTCGATCACTAACACATCGAACGGAAGCTGTCCGCCGTATTTGCCGACAAGCCACACAAAGTTGTCGCGTCCGGTCACGTATACGTCTGCCTTTTCTGCCAGGGCGGCGCAGCGCTGCTTCTCCGTTCCAAGCACCTTCACCACCTTGAGGTCTTGCAGGTGGTCCCACTTCTCCGCCTCTGTGCTCCATGTCGTTTCGGCTACCTTCTTGGGCGCCACAACCAATACACGGCTCACTTCGCAGTCGTCAATGAGCTGCTGCACCGCCGTCAGGGTGCTCACCGTCTTGCCAAGTCCCATGTCGAGGAAGAGGCCGCAGCGGGGATTGTCAAGAATCCACCGCATGGCGGTACGCTGGTAGTCGTATGGTTTATATATCATATCCTTTGTCTGCTAAAACGTTGTTGATGCTCTGTTTGCTGTGTAGGCTAAGCACCCGGCGTCGTATCATGTGAACATGAGCGATTTCCAAATGCTCGCCTCCGAACCGGACGTACACCTTCCAGCGTATCCGGCTCTCCGTTTCGATATTCAGTCTATATTGTACCATAATGGACTTTCT